TTACGGAACCACCCGCGGCGTCTTTGTATACATTGGAGACTTGGCCGCCTCGCGTTCGATGATCCGCGAAACAACTAAATCCAACCAGCGATGGGCCACGGTCTCGCAGAACTTGGCGCCCGCCTCAAAATACCGGTCGACCTCCCCAATCACACGCCGCTCGACAGCTTCGGCCTCGCTTCCGTAATGCCTGGTCATCGCTGCCCAGCAGTCGCGCGGGAAGTTCCTCGCCTCGCGCTTGGTCACTTCTGGATGCGCCTGAATCCCGTAGGTAGTGCTTCCGATCTTGAAGGCCTGGTTCCGGCAGATTGCGTTTTCCATCAGCAGAACGGCCGTCTCCGGCAATTCGAAGCTGTCTTCGTGCATCTGCATGATCCGCTGTTCGGCTGGGAGGTCCCGGAAGAGCGGGTCGGTCGCGGCCGCGTCGGTCAAGAAAACCGATGTGTATCCCACTTCCAGTCCGCCGAAACGGTAGACCCGCTTGCCGAAGGCACGGGGGATGAGCTGGGCGCCAAGGCACAGTCCGAGCACCGGAACCTGCTGGGCGTCGCAATCGCGGATGAGTTCCAGCATGGGTCGGAAGGCGGGATACCCGGCATCATCTGCCGCATGCATGGGCCCGCCGAGCACGATCAGGCCGTCCATCTCGTCGGCGCGCGCGGGCACCGCATCACCCTCATGCGGAAACAGGATGTCCACATCTGCACCGCGCGCCACTGCCGCCGCGCCGACCAGGCCGGCGGGTGTCACGGGACAATGTTGCAGGATGACAAGCCGCATGTGGACAGCACCCCAAGAGCACGGATCTCGACCGGAACCATTGAATCAAAATGCGTCCGGTTTCAACAGGAATGGCGCCCTGCCCTTGCCGTGACCCCGAAACACGCGCTCAGTAGCCGAGTTGGGGTGCGCCCTCGTTCTTTCGGCGGCCCGAGCAGAGCATGGCGAGCGCCTCCTGCTGCACCGCGTTTTGCAGCCTGTAAAAGGCTGCAACGGAGATGTCGCACGGTAAGGCCAGCAAGGTCTCGGCCTTTTCATCGTTGAAGGACCTTCTGTCGGCGATGCCGGCCTCCACGATCGCATCGGCGGCACTCTTGAGTCTTCCACCGCCGGGCAAGAGCGAACATCCGCCAAGCGCGGAAGGAAGCAGGCTCACGGCGAGAACCAGTGCCGGGATCCGGGGCACAAAAATGGGTTCAGTCATCCGACATATCCCTAGTTGGAGTTCTGGCTTTGAATGCGCGAGTCGATGCGGCGCAGTACGTCCTTCAGATCGAGCACTTGGCTGCGGACGACGGCAATATCAGCTGCCACGCTTTTGCTCTCCTGGCGCCACGTCTCCAGGTTTTCCACACGCTGGGTGATGCCACTCGCCCACCAGGACGCCATCCCGCTTTGCAGCAGGATCGAGCCGATCAACGCCAGCGGGATGGTTCGATCGACACGCCAAGGTTCATGCGGGCGGGTCATGTCCGTCACGGTTATGCTCCTTTCGTGTTCAAGCTTGTGATCCTGCGAGATCACCAGATCAGGACGATCCTTCCGGGATTACCGGCCGAAGGCGTTCCGGGACCGTCTGATCCCAGGCCGCCCAGCCCCGCGGTCCCGCCATGGTCGCCATCCCCCGCATTCGCAGCGGTGCGACCGCTGCCTTGTATCGTCTGTGTGTTCACACCGCTGACATAGTTCGAGCCGCCGCCACCTCCGCCGCCATTTCCGCCGGAGTCACCTGTGGTCGATCCTCCACCTCCACCGAAGTAGCCTGCGCCCCCGCCGCCTCCACCGCCGCCTGCATTGTCCGCACCGCCGGCTCCACCGCCGTTGGTGCCGCCGGCGGCGCCTGCTCCGGTGCCTCCATTGGCCTTTCCCCCTGCACCGCCAACGAGACTGCTCCCGGCACCGCCGCTCGTTCCAACGCTCGTCACTCCTGCCGCGCCACCAACCGCCTGCGTCCCACCGCCGCCGCCGCCGCACGTGCCGTAGAGTGTTCCTCCTGCAGCGCCTGGCGACCCGGTTGCGGCTCCGCCCGCGCCGCCATCCCCGCCAAAGATCGTCGCCGGCGTGTTGGCATATGCGTTGCCGCCACCGCCGCCGCCAGCACCGATGATCAACGGCACGGCCGAGCGCCAGATGCCCGTGAAACCACCGCCTCCCGCGCCGCCAACACTCGCGCCGCCGATGGCACCGCCACCACCTACGTACCGAGTCAGCGTTTCGCCGGGAATGCTATTGATCTCGCAGTATGCGTAACCTGATCCGCCACCATCGCCGCCAACCGACGACCCATTGCTCTTGTTCTCGGCTCCGCCGCCGCCAGCGCCCCATGCCTTGATGCGCAATTGGGTGGCGATCCCAGACACCAGGTAGCCGCTGCCGGCGTCTGCGGCGACATAGATGTCTTTGGTCGCAAAGCTCTGATGCTGGCCCGTCGCCAGGACGCCGAGCTGATACGCAAAGAGCGACGCCATTGGCCAGCAGTCGCGATTCTCCAGCCAGTGCCTGGCGTAGATCATGCAGATGCCGCGCCAGATCTCCGGCGCATGTTCCTCGGGCTGTACAATTGCGCGGAAGACGGTTGGTGAGAGCTGCGCTGCCAGCGAGCGTTCCACCGGCGCGCGGACGCGCCCTTGCGGCAAACACAACCGGGTCATACGTCACTGCCCGCATCGGTCGTCATGTAGATCTCGAGACCGATCAGCCTGGCATCGCCCGAGAACGTGTCGCTGCCGCTGGTCGCGTTGCGCTTGATACGGAAAAGGATGGTGTCGGACGCCCCGGGCGAACCCGCGATGGTGATGGCCCCGCTTTCCGATCCGCGGTGAAGGTCACCAGCCGACAAAGCCGCATCGTCGACAGTCTGCTCGGTACCGTATGCGGCATCCAGCGAATCATCGTCCGAAACGGCGACCGCCTGTAAAGCCCAGACCACCGCACCCGAACCGGTGGCGAACGTCCAGATCGGGCGAAAGCTGACCGTTCCCTCATTCCACGACTTGGGCATGGTGAGCGTGAAACAAGCCGATTCGACAATTGCCGGATCGAAGTCAAAGGTCCGAAAGGCATGCTTGTTGGTCGCGGTTTCAACGGTCCCTACGACGGCACCATTGGTGAGGGAACCAATCAACGCCGATGCCGGCACAAAGATCATGTGACGCCCGATGCCATCGATACTGGCTACCGGAAAGAAACCAAGGCACTTCCAATTGCCCCCGCCAAGGCTGACGAAACAACCGACGTCTCCAGCCGACGTCACGATGGTGGCACCACCGGGCAGCTTGAGGGCCGTCGCGTGATGCGTGAGCGTCAAGACACCGGTAAATTCGACCCAGCGAATGACACCAGCGTTGACGGTGCCCAGCGAGGTGATAGCCGTGGTGCCATTGACCTTGACATACTGGCCCGTCGCCGCGCCAAGGTCGATCGTCGCAGCAGACGCAATATCGCCGCCCTGGTTGGCGACAGCCCGGCGAATCTGCTTGGCCAGCTCACGCAAAGCGTTGTTGATGCCACTCGGCGCGCAACCTTCGGCAATGTTCGCGCCCCCGATATCGACATTGTTTGGCGCAGTATTCGCGTCATACTCGTGGATCGCATTGAAGGGCATGCAAACCTCGCATGGTTTCGGAATTGAGTATGTTCATCGGTGCTAGTCGTGCTCATCGGCGGAGCGCAGGGATCTTCCAAGTAGGAAGCGTTCCATCTCCCGCGCCGCCTTGACGAGTTTGTCCGGCATGACGCCGCTAAGCCGTGCGAGATCGAGGCAGACGTATCGGCGGAGTTCTTCTAGCGAGGCTTGCGCAAGATACCCCTCCGGCGCGAGGGCGCCCTCGTCACCGGTCTCAGCTTCTCCGGGCTCCATCATGGACCTCCGCTGCCGGCGGACACCGCCAGCCAGTCCTGCACCAGGTGGGTCGGAAACCTTCCTTGATGTGTCGCGCAACCCAGCGCGAACCGGACCACGTAGGTGACTTCTGCGCGCGGCAGATCAATCAGGAAAAATTCGCCATCCGCCGCGATGCGCTGTCCCAGTACGGTCCCGATCCCATCGCGGATCCGGATCGCGGCCTCGCCGGCCGCAAAGATGATGCGTGCTTCCGGCACCTCCGCCGCGAGTTGCTCAATCAGCTCGTCCTTCGTAGCACAAGCCATGGCGGGTCCGGTGAACGCAAGCGCAAAGCTCAGCGCGCATAAAGCCGTAAATCGGCGATGCGTCATTCTTCGCCTCCAACTGTAACGGTGGAAGGCCGCTCAGCGGCGTCGCGGGTTATAGTATTGCGCCGCGCGAAACCATGCCGGCAGACTAGGATCGTCGTAGGGATCGACGGAGAGCGGTACTGGCCGTACACTCGCCGGAAGCCCGGTTTGCAAGGAACCGAACAACCGCCAACTCGGATTCATTTGCCGCGCGGATTCAATGATGCGGTGGTTGCTTTCGCCTTCAGCCAGTTCGCCGTCGCTATCCTCGGCGATCAAGTCCGGGCTGCTGGCGTCAAGGTGAGTGCGCATTGCGTGATTGAGCTCAGCGTTGGCGCCCTCCTCCAGCCGGTCGTCGCGCCGGCGCCGACGACCGGCTTCCATGAAATTCAACCCGGTCAGCGCAGCGTCCGCGACTTCGCTGTTGTCTAATTCAAGCAGGCCACGTCCCGCAGTTCCCAGCAAATCAGCCCAGAAGCTGCGCCAATCGAAAGACTTCTTGGCAAATGACATGCCCGCACACCTCTTCTTGTCGAGCCAAAGACCGAGTGAGCGCCGCTCAACCCCCGAGCGCGGCACCGAGCACCGACCCGATTATGCCGGCGCCGATCTGCCAAGGGCTGCTCCCATTGCGCTGTACCGGCTGGGTTGTCGATTGCGTCCCGCCGAGATTGCCGCCGATCAGATTCTGGTAGAGGGCCAGCTCGTTGATGGGCGACTGTTGCAGCGCGTTGTAGCGCTGAATCTCTGCGTTGATGAGATCCTGCATGTTGGCCTCGCGGCGGTCCCCGACCTGCGCCAACTGCTGTGCATCGAAGTAGTCCTGCTGTGACAGCTGGGGCGCCAACTGCGCGGCCAAGTCCATACGGCCGCGCTCCGCCTGGTAGGCATCATTCAACACATTGCCTAGTCCCTGAGCTACTGCAGAGCCATGGGCACCACTGCCGTATCGTCCGCCGAGCGCAAAGTTCGCATTGATGCCATTGCGGGTGCGATCGAGCACACTCGCCAGGCCGGGTGAGTCCTGCCCGAGGTATCGCCCGGACAGCACATCTCCGTAATAGGACTTGGCTTGCGCACTGAGAGGCGACCCCGCCTGCGCGCGGTCGACGATCATGCCCCAGGCTGCGCCCGTCTCCGGTGCAATCGGTGCAACCGTCTGTCCGGGATATGGACTGATCTGCAGGGCACCCGCTTTGTAGAGGTCATTGAGCCGCTGATAACTCGTTTTCCAGAGTGGTATCTGCTCCGCCCAGGGAGAATTGTTGACTGTGGTCGTCTGGTTCTTCGTGCCGCCACCGCCGCCGCTCATGCCAATACCTTCTGAATGATGGAAGCTGACTTCTCGTAGCCGAGGGTCATGGCCCAGCCTGCCCTGCCGACAATCTCAACGCCGCTGCAGCCGCAGCGCCGGGCCCAATCTTCGATGGCCTCGATCCCATCCCTGCCCCAGTCTGGAAGTCCCTTGCCCGCGCAGAAAAGGACCACCAACCAGTTCGAGCTCGGATACTCGAGCACCTGGGTGACGGCAGCGGCGCGTGCGACGTCGTCTCGGATCGCCACAAACAGCTGCATATGACCGCTTCGCAACTGATCGAAGGTCGACAGCAGGGTATGACGTCCTGAGGCAAGATCGATCGCTGGCTTCAAGATCGGACCGACTTCTTCCCAGGCAGCCGGTATCAGTCGCGTCGGAACCAGCCGAACCGTGGTTCTGCCGTCGCCCGACTCATCTAAGACTCGTGTATCGCCCGCGGGAACACCCGTCGTGATCGTCTGGTCTTGCTGTTCCATCGGTGCACCTCACGGCTGCCGGCGCGGCGGGACGACCGGACGCGGGCTGGGCGAACCACCGTACCCAGCTGCCTTGCTGGCGTTCCGTGGCGCGAGGAAACTGTATCCGGGCTGAGTGGTCGCATACGGCGCGAGGGTGTTACCGCCGCCACCTAGGTTCACGCCCGGATACTGCGCCGGCGTCATCGGCACAGATACCACCTGGTTCGCCAACGTGCGCTGCTTCAGGAGATCGAGATACTCCCTGTATTGCTGACTGGAAAGCCAGGCGCCTTGACCCGATCCGCCACTGGTCGAGAGCTCGCTACGTCGACCAAACGGATCGATGATCATGCGGTTGGGATTCTGAGCGCCTGCGGTCTCCGACATCATGTGCAAACCGCCACCACGCTCCATCGGGGACGCTTGCGCGGATCTGTTCATTGACATACCTACTGCCTCCTAACCCAGGATTGCATATCGAAAAATACGGTCAGTTTGCGCGTTGATCGCGTGGGTGATGACCACGCTCCCCGTTGCGCTCGGTGAGAAATGTATCGAGGCTATTGCCGCTGCTGCATTCGCTGTCATCGGCATCAACCCAATGAAACTTCCCTTGGTGATGATCGGATCTGAGAGGACCGTGGCAACCACATTTGGATCGAGCGTGACCTCGCCCGCCACGTTGAGCTTTCCAGCCACCGCATTGTTCAGTATTGCTCTCGCCTGAAGATCCCAGGGTTGGTTGAGGCGAACTTGGGGAAACAGGCGCTGCGTTGTCATCGCTCACCCTCTGCAGTGGCAGCGATGTCGATCCCCTGTGCATGCGCCCAGTCCGATCCGGCGGCGATCGTCACCCTAGCTCGATGGTATCTTGCCCCCGCACGTTGCGGGCAGCAGCCGGTGGTATCCTGGGGCACGGGGTCAAGCCAGGTCACTGGGCTGTTCGGACGCTCCCTGATTCCTAGCCGCGCGGAGATTTCGCCGCCGTCGACAAGAGGCCGAATGCTCCGCACAAAGCTCCGCCGACCCGCTGTAATTTCCGCCTCGACCGTGTCTATTTCCGAAGACAAGTTAGGGCCTTCGAAGAAGGCCATTCGGTGGTCGGTGGTAAATGCAGCAAGCTGTGCGAGCGGCGACCCAGTCAGGAGGGCACTGTCAAGCGACAGAGGCATGTCGTCGAGGCTCGGGTAGTCCGCGTCTAGGCTGTCCATCGAATAGCCTAGCTTGCTCATCATGCGGCACAACGCGGCGAGGCTCATCTGGGCACGGGACCAGCGATCTATGGTCCAGTTGTAGAGGAGCAAGGTATCCGGAGTTCCATCCTCGCTTTCAACAGAGGGGAAGGCGACCATATAGAGCTTCCGCGAAGGGTCGATCGTGGCGCTGATTCGATGCAGGTGCTCCTGGTTCACGTTCGCCCAGAACCACTCATCCACCTTCTGATCACCGATCGGCTTTTCCGTCTCGCCACCCGCCAAGAGAAAGAAGCCATCCGCTGCAAGAAAGAACACGAGGTGCTGGTAGCTGGCGATGGATCCAGGCACCGCACATCCACGCTCAGTGGAGATCGGATCAAACTGAAAGATAAGGTCAGGCCCCACATAGGTGCCCCGGCGGATGGCGGTCTCCTGAAACACCACCATATAGGGTCCGCCAACAACACCCGTGACGGTCCCACCATCCGGGAAATGCTGTTCGTCTGACTGGTCAACACCGACAGTCCAGCCATTAACATCGTTGAGTGCAGACCAATGGACGGCGCTCAGATCATCTGCTTTCTGCCCGACCATGACAAAATCGCGTACAGTAGCGACAAATCTTGCCCCGAGCGGCGCGGGCGCCAGGTCTTCAAAGAGGCTGCCCAATGTTATGTCGAAGATCTGCGGTCGGTCGACACCATTCGCCGCCACCACATACTTGCCGAACTGGGTGAAAGACCAATTCTGATCCGTCGGAGTGCTATAGGATGGGCCCATGCGGGAGATGTCGTTCCATCCGGTACCATCCCACCGATAGAGCTTGTCTGAGCTTCCTGCGATATTCAGGATCGTTCCATCGGGGCCGCGGAAAGATGCAGCACCGTGACAACGCCCCGCCAAGCTGTTCCCGATCGGCGCCAGCGCCGGCAAAGGCCCATAGCTTTGCGATGTGGCGGGCACCACGTTGAGTACATGGCCAGAAGCCCCGCTTTCGAAGGGCGGCTGGTCCGGCGCGAACTCGGAGAACGGAATCATAGCGAAGGCCTGATACTTCCACCGGCGAGTCTCCGGCTGGAGCTCGCCACCAAGCGCTCGTGCGCTGCCGCCTCGAGTGCCGCTGCACGTCCCGCATTGGCATCGTCGCGCAAATACTGGCTGTAGAAGATCGACTTTGCCCGATGGCGGATCAAATCCTCGGCCTCATTGCACCAAGCATTCTGGTCCCCGTCTGCTACGAGGGGCGGTAGTTTTAATAATCCGGACAAGCGCATCGCGTAGATTGCGTCCGGAACAGGATAGAGCCTGATCGTTCCGCCCCAATAGGCGAAATGGGTCGGCTGGCCGCGCAGGGGCTCCTCTGCGCCAATCGCCTCCAATTCCGCATATCCTTCGCGACACAGAACACGTCGCATGCCACCGAATGTGCCGGTCAAGGCATCGATCTCGAGAATGTTCGGTATTTCAGCCAAGTCTGAAGCGTCGTAGAACTCCCGGCCCCCAACGGCGCTGAAGATTCGATCACGAAACTCATTGAACCAGAATCGCTCACATTCGTGATGTCCGATCGCCTCTTGGATGCAGAGCTTGAGCTGCCCGGTCATGTCAGATCGCAATGTCTCGTCCGCGATCCGGTTTGTCATGTCGAGGTAGGTGGCCATTCAATTGTCTCCCGCTGCCGCTTAATGTGCCGTCCATTTTCTGGTAGGGCTGTCGGATCCCGCACGATGGAGCAGACGTCAACGCCGTCCCATTCAGCAGCGATGGATCAACTGCAGGCCGACCTCCGCATGGCAGGGAGGGGGCCGGAGCCCCCTCCCTCCGTTCGTCAGCCATTGTTCACAGTGTAGGCGATGTGTATGACAGCCTTACCTTGGGTCGCAGCTGTACCGCTCTGCGTATACTTCACGTAGAGATCACCTTCATTGATCACTTCCTGCAGATTTGCCGCCGGCGCAAAGTTGTTGCCGATTCCACCTTCGGCAATATCAGTCGCAGAAAAGACATTGTCGTAGGCGCTAGCGTTTGTACCAACAGTAAGTACATTTGTGCTCGCGGCGTTGAACGCGGCCTTGACGCGAGTCAACGCTTGGGTGATCTGAGCGCCAGCCGGCAGGCGCCCAATGACCAGGCCACCGGCGATACCCGGGTCGTTGTAGTTCACTTCCTTTCGCAGAAAATGCATCAGATTCTGGTGGTACTGCTGTGCGACAGCCATTCCTTTTCCTTTCAGGCAATGAATGGCGGCCCCGCGCATCGGATGCGCGAGGCCGCCGAAACGCCGGGCGGCGGTCCGTGGGGTCGGACCAAGTTGCCGGGCGTGCAGATTTGGCCGATGGGTTTGCTTGTCAGCTGGCGGCGCCGTAGGTCGGCACGACGATGGTGCCGAAGTCCTTGCCGTTGAAGCGAGTCTTCTTAAGACCAAAGACCGCGCCCGCCGATACGCCGAGTTGATTACCGTAGTCAAACAACTCTTCGAACCAGGTCATCTTATCGACACCGTTCTCCGAGCCGAAGGCAACACAGGCTGCTTGCGCTCCGGCAAACACAGCGCGCCGCGTGTTGTCGAACGCCGCGTTGGTGACCGAGTGAACCCCTTTCGGCAGCCGGGTCCACTCATGCAAAATGACGCCGTTGTACTCGCCCAGCGCGCCGGTAAAGATCGGATTGCGGACGCGATCTCCTCCGGCGGTCGCGGCTTTCTGGATGTCGAGCCACTGCCCATTCGAGGCATTTGTGCGCATGTCCCGTACTTGGTACGGATGCAGGAACATCACGTACTTGTCTTCACCATCGACCCGTAGCGGGCGTATGATGGGGATTCCATTCTCGAAGTAGGTTTTGGCACGCGCCACGCAGGCATCTATGAGCGATAGGTCGAACTTGTGGCTTGACGTCAGGCTCTCGTCATTGGCGACACCGCCGGCGCGGATCAGGTGGTCGCTGTCCGGCGCCGCGGCAGCGTTGTTTCCGGTGAAGCGAGTGTCGATCTGCGCGGTATAGCCCGCCACTTGGTTGGCGAAGCATTGGTCCAACCGTTCAGCCCACCAGTCGCGCAGGCCTTCAAGATTGTCCTGGCGGACATCGAATGGTACCCGCTGTTCGCTCATCTTGCCGGCTGACCGGGTCGCATGCCGCAGCTGGTTGACGACGAGCGTATCGCTGTAGGTGGTTAGCGCCTCTTCTTGCCCTTCGAGCGTGGCATCACCTTGGACGCCCTCACCCATCAGTCGCATGCGCAGGCCGCAAACCACCTGATCGCCGGCGTTCTTCGACAGTTCGTCCTTGCGATAGATCAGCGAGTCCTTCGACGTACCGATGAACTTGCCGATCCAGGTATTGGCGATGGCCTCGGTCATCAGCTTCTTGGACCAGACCTTCACCGCCAGGGGATGATTGACCCCAAATTCGGTTTTTGCCATTTTGGCTCCTTGTGAAATGTATGTCCTGAACGCAGGGCGCTGCCAATGTCGGCAACGAAGGCCGCATGACGCCGGGCCGAATGCGCCACTTCACACGACGGGTCAATACGGCCCGCCGCCGTGTGACGCGTCATTCATTGCGACACCTCCCTTTGACGCCGGGAAGCTGGACGAGTGTAAGTGGGATCCAATAGTCGTGGTTTTGTACCGCCGCAGCCTGATCGACCGCTCTGGCGCTCACCGACGACAGAGCACTCAAGGCGCCATGCCGGTGATGTTGACGTGGAGGTTGTTGTAGTATTCGGGGTATCTGCGCATCCGACGAAATTCCCGTTCGAGATTCGCTTGGAACCCCGCTGTGTTGTTCGGATGAGAATGAGCTTTCTTCTTTGGCTCCCGGTATTGGAATCGCTTGTCCGGCGAAGCCAAAGTCCGCCCTCCGTCCTCGGATACGTGCCCGGGGCCGACATAGGCCGCTCCGACGCGATTGGCTCGGGGTCGGGTCAGTTCGACCTTGGGCGTCGCCATACCTAGTCCATGCAGCGCCTGGTGCATCACCCGCATCTCCTCCGTCAACCGCTTGCCGTCTTTCATCGCCAGATCGCCCGCGGTGGTGAGGATCTCGCGCGGATCGGCGTACCGGAGCCCGGGCGTGTTGCGACGCATGAGCCGCGCTTTCTCTAATAGGACATCGTCCTCGTGCGGGCTCGGCGTGATCTTGCCGATGGCCCGGCGGCTCGCCGGATCCAGCATCAGATTAATCGCGCGCTCGATTCCACGCGTCGCAAGACTTCCACCGGCAGCAGCCAGGGCCCTACCCGCCATCGGAACCGCCCGCGCAGCGCCGGCCACCATCCGGCCCGCGACGGGCGCCATCCTCGCGCCAGCAACGAGTGTCTGACCGACCACCGGCGCTACTGCGCCTCCAACCATGCCCAGACCGCCCCCCTCAACTGCGCTTGCGAGCCTGCTCTCCAGACCGCCTTCGCCGTCATTGAACCCATAGAGGGCGCCATCGATCGCATCCACCTTCGCCATTGTATGAGATGTGTTGGCAAATCGTGCCAACTTGCCCGCATTGCCGGCAAGAGCAGCGCCTCGCGCCGCCCAACCGACTGGCAAATAACTTACCGGATTGATCGCCGATCCCACGACCGCGCCGCCACCGTGGGCCCAAGGGTGCTGCTCTTGCAGGTACGCCGCCTCGGTGCGCAACCGTTCCAGCTCTGCGTCATACACATCCCCCAAGTCGCGCTCGTCGAACATGGCATCAAGTGAAGACCAGCCAGCGCCGATCTCATCGTGCAAGCCAAAGCTGAATCCGCTTCGCACGCCCAGGGCGAAGGCGCGCTCTGCCTCCGTCGTCGGACGCGGTGTGGAACGTCCCACACGCCAGATCGGCTGTCCCCCACGCAATGCCCGATCATCCTGGTCAGTCGCCAAGTTTACAAATTTCTGCGGATTCTCGTGCATGTAGCGCAGAATGGCGTCCTGGTATTGCCGCTTGTCCCGCGGCGAGTTCGTGGTCATGATCGGTCCTCACAGACGTGGATCGCGTTCGCACGCGCAACGCGCCTATCCCAACAATTCCTGCCAGCGTGCACCACGAGTGGCTGCAGCAAACTCCTCATCACCCATGGTTGCCAGTGCTTCCAGCTGCGTGCGGCGCTGTAGCGTCAACCGGTCGATCCGTCCGGCAGTGCCCCGCATGCGCGATTGACTTGCCGTCTGAGGTTGATACCCATGCAGGATCGCGTAACGATAGATGATCTCCGCGCCATCGAGTCCGGCTTGCGCCGCGCGCATCCGGATTTCTCTTTCATCGGTGTTGGCAATCGGGATTGCCTGATCCAGGCTGTACCCCATATCCACCAACTCGCCGACACGATGCAGCCTGGCATGGGCATAGGCATCCCGCAGATCCGCGTCCCTGGCCTGTGTAAGCTGCCTTGTCCCTTCACGCTCACGGTCACGCAGCGCGAGCATCTCGGCCAGCGCAGTGGCCCCCTCTTCCAACGCTGAAACCGGATCGTCCTGCTCCAGCGCGACGCGCGCCAGGATCTCGATGTTCGCAGAGATCTCATCCTGATCACCGTAAGTCACCGGTGACGATGATCCGTACGCTTGTTTCGGCCGCGGGAAATCGTCCTCGGCCGGGACATTGGCCGCGATGGGATCACCTGGCGGGGGCACCCGCTCAGGCGGCATTTCTGCCGGTGGATGGGTGACAAAACTCTCGGGCTCCCCGGATAATGCCGCGCGCTCCTGCTCGTTCATCGGCGAGTTGTCTCCCTTTCGCGTGCCTTTGCCACCGGTGCCACCTTCAGCTCCGCAATAGGCGTTGCCAGCGGTCGCCACGTGTCGCTTCGGCAAATTCCTCGTCACTGAGACCTGCGAGCGCTTCGAGGCTCAAGCCGCTGGTCACGCCACCCCCGGCGCTCGAAAGCGACTTGGATCCGGCTTGGCCGCGCATCGCCAAAGCGACCTTCTCCGCCGCGCTCAGCTGGCCCGCAACTGGCCGGGCAACGGGGGCTTGCGGGCGCGACGTCTGCGGCGCGGCCGGAGAGTATCCGCGCCGGACCGCATAATCATAGATCAGCTGCGCTGGGTTTCGTCCCGATGCGTAGGCGTTCCTGATCACCTCGAGTTCATTGTCGAAAGTGATCGCTGCGGCTTCTTCTCGTGAGTAGCCGAGGAGCGAAAGCTCCTCGATCCTGGCATCGCGTGCATGGTGATAGGCATTCACAAAATCGGGCCGCTCCCGTGCGTAGCTGCGGACCGATTGCAGCACCTGGGTTCGGAATGCGCCCTCGTCCTCCATCGGTGCGGAATGTTCGGGCTCCGACACTGCGTCTTGCGTTTCCGCCCCATCGGCCTGGCCATCGGCCGCAGCATCTCGCCCCCGCAGGGACTCCACCAGGTCCTGCAACTGCTGCCGCGCCTCGAAAGAGTTCTGCAATTCGCGCTGCAGTTCCTTGCGCCGGTATCTTTCCTCGGCCAAGGCGCCATATGGGACCAGCCGGGGGCGCCCACCAACGGAATCAGGCATGCTGACGTTCTGACCATCCTGGTTCCGGCCCGCTTCGAGAGGTGTGATAACCTGCGGCGGGGCGCCTTCGCTTGCATCCGGCACAGCCATGCTGGCCGGCGTCGTGTCGCTTCCGTTCATCTGTCATTCCCGCCTGAAGATTTAACGCCGACGTTAGCCAATACCCTACAAGGTCACGGTTTCCGGCTGCCTCGGCCCCGATGCCATCTGGCGGGATGCGAGCCTCTCTTCCATCGCGCGCAATGCGAGTGTCGCTTTTAGATCGGCCTCATAGCGTCGCAGCTGCAGTTCCTGCTGCTTCAGGGCAACTTCCGCCTCGAGCTTCTGCATATCAGCTTGCAGCTTTGCCTGCGCGAGGTCTCGGACCGGATCCGGCCCCGTTCCGCCTGACTGAGGCTGGGTTTGCCGTTGATCCTGCTCCACGGTCTCGACGAAGCCGCTCACCAGGCTCCCCGGCAGGGGCGAGGCCTTCAGCAACTTGCCCCAGGCCCCGATCGACAACGGTTGCTTCAACAGTAGAGGCAGCATCTGCTGCAGGATGGCCCAGCTGGCTTCTTTCTGGTTGGGCGAGGCTGGCGCATCGTCGACGATGATGTCGAATTCCAGAACATCGTCCGAGCGGACGAGCGGCACATAGCGCTCGTAATCAGGCCCGGCAATCCTTACCAAGCGCCCGTCGCTCAGGAAGTCACGGATGAGGTGTAACAGCAGGCGCCCCTGATCCTTGCGGTAGCGCCGCAAGCCGTCGAAGAACGGCGCCAGGATGGTGGTCGCCGCCTGTCGTCGCTGATATTCCAGCGAGGCAGCCTGGCCGCGGTCGGCGAGGCCGAGCATTTCCACATTGATGCCGCTGACATCGCGCAGGGACTGCAGCGCGAATTGCATCAAGCCTTCTACACCCGTCGGCATCAGCGCTGGCGGCTTGGGCGTTACCCGCGGCCCGGCGCCGGAAAGCGCGCCGGTCCTCAGCCAGACGATCCGCCCGGCGTTTGCCCAGTCGGCTTCCGCCTGCTGGTCGTTATCAAAGGCGCCGCGCTCCGCCATGATCCCCTTCCCACTGGTCTGGATACTGTTCAACACCGACGAGAACAATGCATTGGCCCAGCGCTGCGGGTCGCACATTGCGCGCACCAGGCCTACCCATTGCCGCCGGTTGCGGTCACGATAGCCCGTGATCGCCTTGAACTTGAATCCGCTCTGCGCCTGTGCCGGCCCGGCCTCGAGCAACGTCCCGCCCAGGAAGGCGTGCCGGACAACCCGCCGTTTCCGCGGTTGGATGGCGAGCGAGATCCCCGCCACTTCGGCGTTCTCCCTCAGCATCCGCAGTTCCGCCTCATCGCTGACCTCCATCACCTCACCTGTCGCCGAATTGGCCACGCGATGGCTGAGCTCCAGCTCCGACCACTCACATTCCACGATGGTGACGGTGCCGCGTTGGGTCTCACCGCTGGTGCCGCCGCCATAGGTGCGGGCGGCTTCACGATCATGAGGAGCCGCCACCGGCGTTATTTGCCTGGCCCAGGCCGCGTCCAGCTCATCATCCTCGAATCCGGGGAACATCCGCCGCGCCACGTCGATGTCGATCTCGCGCGCCCGGTGCAGGCGCCTGGCGTCCACCAGGTTCCGCTTCACGGCCCGCGCGTCCCACGCCATCTCCAGCGGATCCACGCGGTCGACCACGATCCTGCCCGCCGGATCCTCGTCATAGTCGACCCGCGTCTCGGTCCAGCCCATGCCGCAGATCGCGGTATCCTGGAAGGCGTCGGATTCCTCGTCCTCGGCATTGCATTGGTCACGCAAATAGATCGCGGCGCCGGTAAGAAGCTCAGCCGGGCCCTGGTCGTCGGCACCCGGTATCACCTGCGGGCTTACCTGGCCGGTCACCGGGTCGAGTGCAGGCAGCGATGCGCTCGCGGTCGTACGTGGGATGAAACGCACCTCCTGCCGGTTCGCCACTTCCATCCCAACCACCGCGGCAACCGCAGGCCCCACCCGGTTGAAGGTCACGCAAGGCCGGTTCTGCCCCTTGAGTCGCTGCCGGTCCGCCTCATCCCACTGACCATGACCGGCATGGAAAGCGAAATCTGCCTCGGCATCCCGGTACCATTCAGCTTGGGCGCGCCGATCTTCGAGAAACCAGTTTTTCAGGCGCTCATAGAGCTCCGCCTCCTGCATCTGCGAATTGTCACGGCCAGCGATGGCGCCGTTTCCATCTGTCATGCTGACTTCCTTGATGTAGGTGAAACCTGACCGTGTCAGGCGCTCATCCAGCTGCCCGTTCCGCCCTGCAGGCCGCTGTAGCGATCGCGGCGCGCCATCGCCGCGCCCGGATCCGGCAGCCCGCGCGCCAGATAGCGGAATGCGTCCGCCGCATGGCTGGTCCAGTCGTGCCGCGGCCGGGCGGAGTAGATGTCGCGCTCGGCGTCGTAGTCGCAGCGATACTGGCGCAACGCCTCGATCCCGCGCGCGCATTTCTCCGCATCGAACCAGCAGCGCGGCAGCAGGTTGCGTGCCGCATTGATGCCGTCCTCGACGTTGGGTTCGCGCGGCAGCACCCGGCCGGCGACACCGAGCCCCGCCAGAGTCTGCAGGCGGGTGCGACCGCTCGACAGGTCCGCCACCTGCGCGTCGTGCGGCAAAAGATGCTCGCCATAGACATAGGGCTTCTCACGCAGAACCTTGGCGTAGTGGTCGAGCCCGACACCGAAGTTTTCGTGGTAGTCCACGAGTCTGACTTCATTTCCCATCGTCTGGCAGAACCAGATCGAGGTGCTGTCACCGATGCCGAGATCCCAGGCCGTGTGCGTCAGCAAATCGGGCGACCACGGTACCCGCCCGACCCGCCCGTCCCGTTCCGCCTGCTGCAGCAGCTTGCCGTAATAGGCGCCCGGCAGCGCCGCATCGAAGCTGCAAAAATACTCCTGCCTGATCATGTCTTCCGACATGCCGGACGCCCGCTCCTCGGCGATGATCTCCGGTGCAATGACCCCGGTATCCTCGACCGTCAGTATTTCTGCGAACCAGTTCTGGTTATCGCGCGCGAGGTCGAAGAGCTTCCAAGCATGGTTGCGGCCGCGCGGTGTGAAGACGAACAGCGCGCTGCCGCCATTCTCCGCCAGAATCGGCCGTAGATAATCCCAAGCCGATGGATTGCCCAAGGCGAATTCGGAAAATACCAGGCCGGTGGGCGGCGCGCCGATGAGGGAGTTGAAGTTGTCCGACCCCAGGAGCTGCCACGATGATCCATTCAGGAACCGGATCTTCATCTCGTCGTCGCGCAGGCTTAGGCGGATCTCCGGCGGGAACGCCTCATCGATGCGCCGCTTGCCGCTATGCGGATTGACCGCATCCCAGATCGCCTTCCGCGCCTGCGACGCTTCCGGCAGCATGTGCCAGTAATTGCCGACCCGGCGCATCGCGGCGCAGGCCGCCCAATGCAGGCACACCTCGTCTTTGCCGGCCCGGCGATGCCAGACCGCCACGGCCCGGCGCGGGCCTTCCTGCTCCAAGTAGCGCCACAGCCGCTGCTGGTAAGGGCGCGGACGCCATGCGTTCGGCAGCACGATCTCCATGTCGCCTCCGCACACCGTCAAATCTGGCTAAGATCAAAATCAGGCAAAGCCCGTCGCACCGCGACTCTGCTTCCCGCAGGCCCGGCTCGCTCCGCAAGCGATGTGCTTGCTTCGACATCTCTGCGACGATGTTCAGATCATGCCATGCGCCATAACGGCGGACAACAAATTCGCGCTTCACGTGTGACGCGCAGTCACGCTCGCGTGCTATTCCGCCGCCGGGGCCTGAGCTCCCCTCCAGGGAGCGCCGTTCAGGACCACCTCGATGCAGTTCTGTGCCGCGGGATGAACCCGCGCAAAGCCACCATGGGCTCGCGCGACATGCTGAACGATTGCCAAGCCGAGGCCCGAGCCGGCGGAGGATGCCTTTCCTTTGCGGAAGCGGTCGAACACTGTCTCACGCAACTCGTCCGGCACGCCGGCACCTTCGTCGCGCACCTGCAACACCACCGCTTGCGGATCGCTTCCGGCCACCGGCCGGCGCAAGGTCACGGTGATCCTGCCGCGGCCGTGGAACAGCGCATTGTCGACCAGGTTGCGCACCATGTTGTGCAGATCCGCGGCATAACCCCGGATGGTAATCGGCACATCGGGCTCGATCTCGACCTCGATCTCGCGATCGGCCTCATCGGCCAGCGGCAGGACCATCGCCGCTGCCTCGCGCACCACGCGCGGCAGGTTGATCGGCGCTGGCTCCGGTTGCGTCCGGGCGGCGCTTTCCAGGCGCGCGAGGTCCAACAATTGCGCGACCACCCGATGCAGATGCTGGAAATCGCGGCGCACCACGCTCCAATCTACCTCACCGGTCAGCTGCGCCCGCTGCAAGCGCAGATCAAGCACCGCCAGCGGTGTGCGCAGCTCATGCGCCGCATCGGCCGTCAGGCGCCTTTCCGCTTCATAGGCGTGCGACAGGCGGTCCAGCGCGCCATTGACCGCACCCACCAGGGGCAGCAGTTCCGCGGGCAAGCCCTCCGCCGTGACCCGCGCATTGGGATTGCCGGGGCCGACATCGGCCGCTTCGCGGGATGCACGCTCCAGCGGCCGCAGGCTCCAGCTGCCGACCAGCCAGATGGTAACCAGCGCCAGGATGCCGCTCGGCGCCAGCAGCAGCAGCGGCTCGATCGATTCCTCGAGCATGCTCTCCGCCAGTGCCTCGGATTCGACTTGGTCGCGCGCAACGACCAGCTTGCGTCCGGCGGGGGCGAGCGCGGTCATCGTCATCTGCGCCTCGGGACCGCGAAACTCCAAGGGGCCGAATTCCTGCCCCGCCGGCACCGCCGAAACCTGCAGCGGGCGGGTCAGGTTGGGCGACATCGCCGCCACGGTGCCATCCGCCTCGTAGAAGGTGTAGAAGAACTTCGCATCGACCCGCTCATAGGCGTCCGCCCAATCCGCCGGCAGATGCAGGGTCGCTTCTCCCGTGGTCGCGTCGATGGCGATCGCTTCCAGCAGTTCGTTCGCCTGGCCTTGCATCGTGCGCTCGGCGATCGCTTCGTCGGTGTTGTAGACCTCGCGATAGGCGAAATAGGCCGCCGAAGCAATTCCGATGGCAGACACGACGAAGAGCGAAATCAGCAGCCGGTATTTGAGGCTGAAGGCGCGCTGCCGCGGCAT